TAAAGAAGGAAGGCGTCGGCATTCCAGAAGGTATCAACAATTACGGGATGAAGTTGGTAAAATTAGAATCCGACCCGCCCGCTTGAGTTGGGATAATTATGGGCGAGATAAAGTTTACGCCACGAAACGAAATGCAAACCAGAGAGTGGTTTGCTGCGCACGCTATCAGAACTATTTGCAATTCTAGTTCCTCAAGTTATCCGTGCCAAAATTGGTACTTGGGACGATTTTGAAGATGGCTAAACGAAAACCGAGAAGATCGGCAGCACAACTTGCACGCGATAGGCGGCGCATCGCAGAACTTTACCTTGAGGGATGGCTACAGGCTGATATTGCAGACGAAGTAGGCATTTCACAATCTACAGTATCAAATGACATTGGTGCGCTTCAACGCGACTGGCTGGCGTCGTCACTGATTGATTTTGACCGGGCAAAGGCGCGTGAGATAGCCAAGGTTGATAAACTGGAACGCGAATATTATGCTGCGTGGCGTCGCAGTTGTCTCGACGCCGAGACGCTGAAACAGAAGGGAGCGCCCAGCGATGAGGCCGGCAAGGTCAAGACGGCCAGCATCGAAAAGACGACAAAGGGGCAGGCGGGCGATCCGCGTTTCTTGCAAGGCGTGCAGTGGTGCATCGAGCGGCGGTGCAAGATACTGGGCGTAGATGCGCCGACCGAGATCAAGCATTCTGGTCGGGTGCGCGTCTTGCTCGGAGTTGATCCTGATGCGGTATAGATGGTAGGTGGGGGAGATGTGCTTGAGTACGATGTTCAATTTGTCGAACCGGGGCCAGGTGTCGCGACGACATTCACGCCTTACGGAGCGAACCGCGACTTCTATTACTACAAAGGCCGCGAGGCGATACTACACGGCCCGGCAGAGACGGGCAAGACGTTCGCCGCTCTTTGGAAACTGCATCACTGCGCCCTCAAATACCCAGGCGCATCAATCGTCATAGCCCGCAAAACGCTCGTCGATGCGCGGGCGAGCGTTTTGCAGATGTTCATTAACAAAGTACTCGGTCACGACCGGTTGACGTGGCCTTGCGACCCTTACGGCGGTGAGAACCCGTCAAGTTTCGACTATCCGCATTTTGGCAAGAACGACGAGGTATTGCCGCCGGCCCGCATTTGGATTGCCGGGTTCGATAAGTCATCTAAGTTGCTGTCCCAGGAGCACGACATAATTTTCATCAATCAGGTTGAAGATTGCTCGCGCGACGATTGGGAGACGGCGACGACGCGCACGACGGGCCGGCACGGTGCGATGCCTTACTCGCAAACGCTCGGTGACATGAACCCGTCATACCCGACGAATTTCATGTACCATCGGGACACGATCGAGATGTTCTTTTCAAAGCACGAGAATAACCCGACCTTATTCGACCCGGCGACGGGCAAGATCACAGCCCAAGGTATCATGACGATGGCGACGCTCGACGCTTTGACGGGCATACGGAAAGAGCGATTGCGATACGGCCGCGTCGTACAGGCCGAGGGCGCGATTTACGCCGACTGGAATGAGAACTCTCACATGGTCTACGAGAGAGACTTGCCCAAGGCGTTTGCTTTCCTGTTCGGCTCGCAAGACTGGGGCTACACTAATCCGGGTTGCTTTGGGGCGTGGGGCGTGGACGGTGATGGGCGCATGTATCTGCTGGCTCAGATATATCGGCGTAACGAGCTCACCGATTGGTGGGCCGATCGCGTCGTTGAGTTGCAGACCGAGTTATGTGCGAAGTGGCGCAAAGATAAATTCTTGACGATTGAGTGCGACCCGTCAGAGCCGGAGTTCATCGCTAAATACAAGTCGAAGGGGCTCAATGCGGTCGGCGCGTTCAACGGCGTGAGGCCGGGTATCGAAGAGGTTGAGGCCCGGCTCAAGGTCAAAAAGGACAAGAAGCCGAGGTTGATGATTGTTCGCGGTTGCTCGCGCTGGATAGATGAGGAGTTGAAGGCTGCCGAGCAACCATACAGAGTCGAAGATGAGTTTCCGGCATACGTTTGGAATGACAGAAAAACCCGCGAGGAGCCCGTCAAGGAGAACGACCACGGAATGGACATGGTTCGTTATGGAGCCGCGAAGTTGGGTGGCCTCGGCAAGAAGCGAAAAAGAAAGGTGAAGGCGGGCTTGAGATGAGCAGGAGAAAAGTAATGAAGGCAGCGAGGGACAGTTTCAACCGGCGGCAAATCTTGAGCGCCGGCGTTGTGAATCGTGCATCTAGGATGGTTCGCAATTGCCGCCATTGCGGAGATCCGCTACAGGCAAAGGTCGCCATATTCTGCGAGAAGTGCTCGCGTAAGTTCAAGGCCGCACGCAATGCCGATCGGTTTCTCAACCGCCTGCGAGCATTCGTAAGTGCGACCAGGTATAAGTCGCCCGACTCGACCGGGTTCGTTTGGTTGGGCCGGTGGGGGTTCGAGGCGCGCCGGCGCACGGGCTCTTTCTCGATCTACGCCGGGCGTAGCGGCTCGATCTTCAAAGCGATCTATGGAGATGAGTGATGTTTCTGGTATGGCTCGCTATTCTATTGGTCTACGGCCTTGTAAACGGGTTCGCCGAGATCGGGCAGCTTGAGTGGCTTTTGCTCATCACGTTTGCTCTGCAAGACTTTTATGATGCAAGAAGGAAAAAGGAAAAGAAAGATGAACAAGAAGCCGAATGAAACGAACGAGATCGACACGAGCGAGATCGCCGCAAAGGCCGCCGCTGAAGTCGAGCAGCGAGCGGAGAAAAAAAAGAAACCGCGCCGATGGGTAAAGCAACACTTCGGCCCGTTTCGCAGCCGCGTTCGCAAGGAACAAGCGGCTGCCAGATACAAAGGGCGCACACATCACAGCCTGGGCAAGGCGCAGAAACCGAAGTATTGGCGTGTCAAGCTCAGGGCTGCGCGTAAAGCATCGCGCGCGCACCACCACCGGGATGTACTAGCGGGGAGGGCAGGATGAGCAAGACGACAGAAAAACCAACAGGGACCGCGGACGACGGCCCAGATCGGAATGCAGAGCGCGACCTCGCATCGGGATCAGTTACGCTCAACCGGCGAGATCTCGTGCAACTCGCCATTGATATGGGCAGGCGGCAACTCGGCAGGATGAAAGCCGGCACTCAGTACGAGGGCTTGCGTAATTATGATCTTGCGCTCGGTTGGCCAATCAAGTTAAGCTACGATGATTATTGGTCTGCTTACGAGCGGCACGGCCTTGCCGGCAGGGTCGTCGATCTACCCGTGATGGACACGTGGAAGTCGCCGCCGCCGGTCAAAGAGATCCGGCGCGAGGGCGACCGATCGAGCACAGATTCCGAGGATGTCTTGGAGCCGACGGACTTTGAGATCGCCTGGGAGAAGCTGGTCGAGCGGTTGAGTGTCTGGAATATCCTCTCGCGTTTCGACAAACTGGCGGGCGTCGGGCGCTATGGTGTTTTGGTTATAGGCTTTACCGGCGACTCAGATCTCGCCAAGCCGGTCAAGGCGGGCAATAAGACAGTCGCTTACCTGCGACCATTCGGAGAGGGATCGGCCAAGATCGTCGAGAAAGAGAAGAATGCCGGAAATGCGCGCTTTGGCAAGCCAATCTTGTATGAGATCAACTTTGAGGGTGACGAGGGTAACAGCAAGGGCACTCCCCTCAAAGTACACTGGTCACGCGTGATACACTTCGCAGATGGCAGGCTGCAAAGCGACGTGTATGGCAAACCCCGGCTGCGCCAGGTAATGAACATCGTCATGGATATGACGTTCAAGATTTTAGGTGGCAGCGCCGAGGCCGTTTGGCTGAACATGCGCCAAGGTATAGTCCTATCAAACCGGGGCGATGCTGTGCTGCCCGACGATTCCGCCTCTGTTCTGGAGCGCGGGAAAGAGATCGACAAGTATATTCACGACCTCGCCCGCATCATAATGATGCAAGATGTAGATGCGACGGCGATACCCTCCAATGTTCCTGATGTGACCGCGCCTTTCGAGGTTCATCTGGCGGCGCTCTCGATCGCGACGAGTATCCCACAACGTGTTCTGGCGGGCAGCGCGAAAGGAGAACTCGCGGCAGCGCGAGAGGACATGCGTCAATGGTACGGGTATATCGCCGGCAGACAAAAGCAGACCGCAGAGCCTGACGTGCTGCGTCCGTTAATCGACTTGTTGCAGGCGGCCGGGGCGCTTCCCCAGACGCCGCTCGGTTACGCCGTCGGCGTCGAGGGCAAAGACGGCGAATACGAATGGCCGTCTCTATTCGAGCTCACCGAGGGAGAGCAAGCCACGATCTTGAAAGACGAGTCGATGGCGATCAAGTTGCTCTCAGACCAGACTACACAGAAGTTGCCGATCACCGAGCAGGAGGCGCGGCAGAGATTGGGGTATGACCCGTTCCCGCCTGCCGAGATCGTCGCTCAGATGTATCGAGGAACGCCGGCAGGGATGATCGCAAACGCCTTGCTAGAATACCGCGGCGGACACATCGACGCCGAGACTTTGACGCAATATGCAATCTCAGTAGCAATCGACACAGCCCGCGAATTAGGGATAGAATATGGCGCAGAATGACCAATCGGGAATTTATCATGGCGGGGATAAGTTTTGTAGTATCTGCCGGTCCCCGCGCATCGAAATCGGCCTGATGATAGACTTGGGTGAGCCGGTCGATGCCTCGTCCTAAATATCCACGCCCCGACCGGCGGCAACGTGAGTGCATCAACGAGCTCAAATCTCGCGGCTGCGTCATCGTCGAGACGCACAGGCTGGGCGGCAATGCACTCGATTTTCTCGTCATCCGGCCCGACTTCAAACGGTGCGTGCTCGTAGAGTTCAAAAACTCGCTCGGCGAGTCATTCACCAACAGCGAGATCAAGATGCTAAACACAGCGGGTATCTGGCGCCGGCCCGGCCCCTTCTCGCCGCCAGAGGACTGCGTTGTTATGGCTGCGTGGAGATCATTCGATATCTTCGAGCAGTTGGAGATGATCGATCGATGCGGGCGTTTTAAGAGGTTTGACAATGGCGACCGGCGGCGAAAGTAACTACAAGTCTGGGATCAAATCGGCAGTACGCGGGTATTGGTCTGGTATCTTCGATTACGGCCAGTTCCTCGATTCGATGGGCGCGGTAATTGATCGCGGCATACAGACGGCCTGGTATGAAGGCGCGCAAGAAATGGGCATCTCGCCCGCTGATCTCTCGACTGACGAACGTGATGCGTTGCGACGTTTCATTGCCGACGAGTACACCCATCTTCGGTCTTTCGCCGATTTTATCGACGAGCACTCGCGAGCCGAGGGTGGCAAATTGGCAACGGTGTTTGCCCGCGCAGAGCTATGGGTGCAAAGGTACAATCGCGTGCGCGAGGTTGCCAAAACGATGACAGCGACCAACCCGCCTTTGCGCTGGATTTTCGGGGCGACTGAAGAACATTGCGACGATTGCTCGCGTGTCGCCGGGCGTGTCTACCGCAAGGACACCTGGGATCGGTACGGCTGGGTTCCCGGCTCGCGGGCTCTGGCCTGCGGCGGTTGGCGCTGTGATTGTAGGCGCATTCCCGCGCCGGGCGAGCGGATCACGCCAGGTCGCCCGCCATCGATGATAGGACCGAGATGATAGATAGGGAAACAATCATGTTCAACCCGATGAGAACGAGTACCGCATTCTTAATACTCATAGCGATCGTTTTGGCGATGGTCGGTTCGCGAGGCTGCACTGACCAGGATGCCCGCGATGCCGCGCTGGTGTTGGAGCCGATCGCGATCGAGAACGGCGACTTCGAGGCCGATTGGGGCGACGAGGAAAATCATAGCGTTCTCGTCGTGCCCGTAAGCGGCGACCCGTACATTGCCCAAATCGGCAACATCTTTACACCGCCTGGTTGGGTGACATGGTTCATCCATGCGCCCGGCTCTTGGGATCAGCCGGAGGTACGCGATGCGCATAGAAGCGTCGACCCGTCGCGAGTACATAGCGGTGACAAGGCGATCTTGCTTTTCACGTTTTCCAGGCGCCACGATGGAGGTTTCTATCAGACTGTCGATGTGATACCGGGAACGCGATTGCGGTTGACGGCATGGGCTCACGCTTGGAGCAATACAGGGCTCGACGGGTATGAGTGGTGCAAGGACGTCGGCGACTGTTCTTGCGGGGTCGGGTTCGACGCAGCTTGTATCTTGCAGGGCGACGCGCCGCCTCTGAGCGGCGACCCCTGGAGCGATGCGATTCAGAATTTTGTTTTCTCGGTCGGCATCGACCCGACTGGAGGGACGAACCCGACGGCCTCTACTGTCGTTTGGGGCCGAGGCGCGCATATCTACAACGCTCACGCGCAACCGCCCGCCATCGAAGTCGTCACCGAGGGCGAGAGCGCGACGGTGTTCTTGAGATCGACGACGGCCTGGGCCTTCAAGCACAATGACGCTTACTTCGATGATGTCGAGCTCTACACGATTCCCCATAGTACATATTTACCATTTGTTTTGAAAGGCAGTGATTGATGATAAAGCGATTTTTGGCCTTCATCGTCCGGCAACTGATGATCTACTTCGTCGGGTGCTGGTATGTATTGGAGAACGGCGGTGATAAAGAAGGCGCTGCTCAGATGGAAGATTCCGTCAGGCGATGCGAGCGTATCATCGCCAAGTTGACCGGCGGGCAAGGCTCGCCCACAACAAAGGAGGTTCGGAATGAGCATAAAGCTGGGCGCGAATTGTAAGGTATGTGGAAAGCCAGCAGTGAGTATCAAGCGGGACGTGATGGAGATCGAGCCGGAAATCGACGACGACGGCTCGCGCTGGCGACGCTGGGCTCCGTATGGGGAATTTTACGGCGTCTGCGCTGAGCATGCAGACAATGCGTTAGTGCAGCATTTGATCGTGTACGGAGAGGGCGCGACGATCATTCACGACGACCCGCAAGGCAAATACGACGACGGCATCTTGCGCTGTGAGGTCGTATCGTCGATTCCCGGCTCGTCGCAGATTGCCTATATGGACGAGGCGGGTCACGTGCAGCTAGTCGAGGCGGGTAACGCGCGGCTAGTCGAGACACATTACGCTCGGCTAATCAAGGCCGAAGAAACCAGGTTGAGGATAGAAGGATGAGCGATGAACCTCAAACCCACTTCGCAGGGCCAAAGACCTTCGATGTTATCCAGCGTTGTCAGAAATTGCTCGGCGAGGGCGAGCTCACCGCAATGAGGGGGCATTGGCAATGGACACAAAAGAAAATCAATCCAGACACGTGTGCGACGTTTGACGTAGTGAGTCTGGGCGGTGACGTTGATGAAGCCCTTGCTACGCTCGACGAACTCGAACGTGAAGCGCCGGGAGAAGTAATCACGCAGATCGGCTTGACGATCGATGAGCTTGACGAGCTTGCCGAGACGATCGCTAATTACCATGAAATGCTGATGAAACGGCTCGGCGACGCCGTACTTGCTGCAGAGCTTACCAAGACGCTCCAGGCCAGCCTCATGTTCAATGTTCCTGCCCCTGGCATCAACGTATCTACTCCCGGCATCATGATCATTGAGCCCGACACTCCGGGTATAGAGGTCGATGACCCTACTTGAGACGGCCACCGTCGAGCAAATTGTCGCCGAATTGGAGCGGCGCGAGCTGATGCCGGGGCCGGCAGCCCCTCCGCGCGCGCTCATCTGTTATCCGTTAGGGAAACACATGCCCGGCCGACCGGTCGCCTACGTCATGACAACCGACCCGGCCCGCGAGATGATCACTATGGTAAAGTTCAGGAGTGCATAATGAACGATCATACTGGGCGAACAGGAGCCGATCAGACGAACGTCGAGAAGTTGGCGAGCGCATTCTGCGAGGCCCTGGTGACGATCTCTGCGCCGCAACCAGGAAGAGATCAACGCGACCTCGCCGCCGGGCTACATCGCTCGCTTGTCGCGATGGATGATTTGCTCTGCAAGAAATATGACTTTTCCAGGCAGCCGCGAGGCCGGTACGATAGGCGACAGGCGAAATGATCCGCTTGACAGTTTGTGCTTCGGCGTGGTATAATGCTATTGACGGTGCAGGAGGCCAGGCCCGCCGTTACACGATGACAGGGGTCAAAGGCTGACATAAAGACCCGGTCAACTGAATACTCAGGCCCGCTATTTAAGGGCAGGAAGCCCTATAAAATTGCCGCCCGGTTTCTCGAAGTGATTCGAGGCCGGGCGGCGTGTTTTTTGCAAGGAGTGCATAATGGCTGTGCCTCTCAATTTCCCTGGTTTGTTTTGTGGCCCGCGCGAGATCGTTGCCGCGACCGCGCCGCAAGATTTGACCGCCGCTTGGGCTGCGATTGGCGGTGATGACAGCGAGCTCGCCGTCGACGGCGCCCGCTTTTTCGGCCTATGGCTTGACCTCGATATCAACAGTTCACAAGACGTGCGGGTGCGACTCGTCGGGCGATACACGACCGGCGGCGATGACTACGTGTTGCCGATCAAGACCGTGAGCTCGTCCGACGTGAAAATCGAAGATGATTATGTCGAGCTCAATGATGATGCCGATCAAAAGATCATCATCTCCTGGGACTTGGACTGCATATTTCCATTCGTCGAGATTCAAGTACAAGCGGGCGTCGTCGGCGCGACCGCCGGCCAGATCGACGGGGCGCAAGTCACGACGGGGAGGGGGTAGGCGATGGTAGGCCATCAAGCGCAGATCAGCCAAACCGACCTCGACCTCATTCGCAGCGCATCTCTTGCCCAACTCACGCTCTCGTCAACCGGCGGAACACTCACCGCCGATGGGACGGAGCAGACGATCTACATCGAGAACGAGCCGCTGGGTTGCTGGGCTCCGAGGATAATGTTGGTTGATCTGGACAACATGGCCGCCGGAGATACGATCGTACTACGTGTATATTATCGCATCAGCGATGGCGGCGATTTGCAGTTATTGGATGCACAGTCGTTCACCGGCATAGACGGCTCACTCGCCAACGGCGCGAAGTTGGTTGATATCCATCTCAACGAAAACCGACACGGCTTCAAAATGACGCTAGAGCAAACGGCGGGCACTAATCGGGCATTCGCTTGGGAGCTTTCAGTAGAGGTGTAGATATGCCAGGAGTTGCAGGCACTCACAGATTGGCCAGGCTTTACAACAACGTAGCGCGCGAGGAGTTAGTGTATCCGACGCTGGCGGCGGGCGCTACGGTCGTCAGCGCCGCCGTCAATTGGACTTACGGCGATTACGCCACAATCATACCGGCAGCAGCGATTGCCGTTCCGTTCGATATTCAATCCATCTCGATCGAGACGTGCGACAAGACTGCGATCTTTGAGCTTCAGTTATACAAAGGCGCGTCGGACGAGATCATTGCAACAAAACGATTTGCGTTTGAACTCGGATTCTACGGCAATTCTGTATACCTTGTTTCCGGCGCAAACATAGAGGCCGGCGCCAGGATCAGGGCGCGCCTGGCATCCAGCGCCGGCGGAGCAGGAGCGGCGACGATAACGATGAGTGTGAGCTACATCCTCACGTAAGGCGAAACTATGGCGGCATACGACAAGCAAATCAACCGGGAAATCTTGCTCGACCTTCAGTTCCGTGAGTACGACGGCGCGATCGCCCACGATTGGGCGAAGCCCTATCACGGGCCGGCGACTCTGACCGGCGCTCCCACCTGGCAGGTGCTCTCTAACGATCTCACTTACCTCGACTTTAACCTCGCCAACCCAGATCGCATCATCATCGCTGCCGCCGCGAGCACCGGGCTAGATTTCACGACGGGCGCTTTCAGCGGCGCGGTTTGGATACGGCCAGACGCCTACGGCAACCGCTATTTGATGGACAAGTCCAATGCATCGACGGTCGGCTGGTCATTCTGGATCAATGCCGTGACGCCCTACATTGCCCTCTCAACTTACAATGCGGGGCCGGCAATACAGACGACTTACGGAGCGGCGGCTCTCGTGCTTTCGGCCTGGCAACTCGTCAGCTTCACCCGCAGCGGCGCTACGGTCGTGATCTTTTTGAATGGCCGGCCGGCGACCGTCACCGCAGCGGCGCACATCGATCCGGCCTCTGCCGCCGCCATCGACTTCACGATCGGCACCATCGTCGGCGCTGGCGCGGGCTGGTATGACGGCGATATGTGGCGTCCTCGTGTCTGGAACCGGGCGCTCACAGCTTGGGAAATGGCCGCAATATTCGCCAAAGAGAGGGAGCTCTTCGGAGTATGAAGCCCCTCGGTAGTTTTGATTTAGCACCTTACCATAGAGATCTTCTTTTGTGCCTACCGTTCCGCGAGGGTGCAGGAACGAGAACGCAAGATTGGGCGAAACCGTATCACCCGATGATCTTCGGCACGACTCCCACATGGACAACTCTCGACAACGGGCTGGCGGTGCTGGACTTTACCAGTCCCGATCAACTTCAATGCGCCGGCGCAGACAGCGCCGATCTCGATTTTACATCAGAGGATTTCAGCCTCGCAGCTTGGGCCTATCACGATAATCTTTCTTCGGCGCACGTCCTCTTCAATCGGGGAACGGTGAACACTTGCGGTTGGGAGTGGTATACAGCGGTCGGCAACCTGGCGCTCAGGACAAATCAGGCAGCGAGCAGGGAGGGCGTTTCCGGTATGGGTTGCGTCGCATTAAACACATGGCAGTTTCTTTTGACGACGCGCAGCGGGCTCGTTGCCAAAATGTACGCGAACGGCGAGCAGGTCGTGGCTACGAGCACCGACAACGGCTTGCTCGACCCGATCGCTTGCGAGGCTCAGACTTTTCTCGTCGCGAACAACCCGAACAGTAATGGATTTGACGGTATGCTGTGGAATCTGCGTATTTGGAGGCGTGCTTTATCGGCTTCCGAGGTCAAAGGTATTTTCGAGGCCGAGCGCGATCTCTTCGGGGTATGAGCACTATGATTGACCGGTTGCAGTTCACCGCGAACTTGACAATTTGCAAATCTAATCGGCAGACGAAGGGCGGCATCGAGTACCTCGTCGCCCCGGTCGTCATGCTGGTCGAGGGCGTCGTCAACGACGAGCTCGCCCTGGCCGAGAACTTCGGGGATATTCCCGGCGTCTGGAACGGCATACCGCTCGTCATCGGCCATCCGACGGCCGGCGACGGGTCGCCGCTCTCGGCTAATTTTCCAGACACTCTCGCCGAGATCGAGACCGGTCGCGTGTTCAACGTCGAGATCGACGGCAAGAAGCTCAAAGGCGAGGCCTGGGTCAATCTCGTCCAAGCGAGGCAAAGCACAAACGGGCGCGAGCTCGTCGCCAGGCTAGACAGCAACCAACCGGTCGAGGTGTCTACCGCCTATTTCTGCGATCATCAGGCAACGCCGGGCTATTACGAGGGGAAAAAGTATAGCGGGATACAAAAGAACTTCCGGCCCGACCATCTTGCCGTGTTGCTTCGGGGAACCGGTGCATGCTCCTGGCAAGACGGGTGCGGGGCGCCGAGAATAAATCAACAGGAGGCGACTATGCCATATCCAAACGAGCACGCAGGGCGCATAAATGACCCTGGCAAATACGAGCGCATTCGGCGCGAAAATGACAAGTTCGGTGAAGGTATCCATGCGATTTGGGGCATAACGAAAAACGGCGGCGAAGAGAAAACCGAGCTCCAAAGTCTGAGGTTCGACAAGAAGAAGTTTTCACCGGATGAAGCGAAAAAGTGGCTCAAGGAGCATGACTACCCGACCGGATCTTTCGAGCCTGCGCAGAATGAAGATAGTGGACTTGCCGTGCAAGCGAGAGCGGTGTTTGCCGCGCTTGGCGACTTGCTCGGCATCAAGATAAACCAGGAGGCAAGTGCTATGAAACGAGATGAACTCATCAAGGCAATACTCGACGACGGTCGACTGGGCTTGACAGAGGTACAACTCAACGAGATGAAAGACGACGCACTGACGGCGTTGTCAGACAATCTCGCCAAGCTCAAGCCAAACGACGATGTCGACGAGAGCAAGAAAGACGACACTGATAAGAAAGACGACGAGAAGGACAAAGGCGAAGATGAGGTCGAACCGGAAAAGAAAGACGACGTCGCCCCTGCCGAGTCCGCTCTCCCTGAGACCTTGCAGCAACTCAGCAAAATCATCGAAGCAACCGGAGGCGTCCAGGCCTTCGAGCAACGGCTGACGGCGATGAAAACGAACGAGGACGCGCAGCGGGCGCAGCTCGTCTCGCAGATCACCGCTAATAAAGCCTCCGCTTTCACGGCAGAGGAGTTGACTGCGATGCCGATCACCGTTCTCGGCAAACTGGCGCAGACGTTCGCGCTGACCGACTACCGGGCGGCCGGCGGCGAGGTCGAAGTCGACAAGGACAAGATTCAGGTTCTTGAACGCAAGGACCCGCTTGCTCCAGAACAGAAGAAGGAGGCATAGGACATGGCCAGAACAACGACCGAACATTGCATCATGGTAAAATCCGCCGGGCAGTATTTCCCCAAGGTGCACGAAGAGCCCGGCGACGGCACGATCTATCCGGGGTATCTGTTGGAATACGACGGCGGTGAAATTCAGGCGCACTCGGCAGCCGGGGGTGCTGCGGTGGCCTGGTTCGCTTTGGAGCATCGCACCCCAGATACCGAGACTTACCCGACGACTCCCGCCATCGACATTCCCTACGAGGACGGCGACACGGTCTACTTTGCCCACATGCGACCGGGTGATGTCATCAATGCCAAGATCGCCGATGGCGAGTCCGTCACTCAAGGCGAGACCTATCTCCAATCCAACGGTGATGGAACCCTTGCCGCTGTGACGATCGACGCCGCCGACGTTGAAACCTCAGTCGTCGCCATCGCTTATGAGACCGTAGACAACAGTCTGGGCGGCGCGCCCGCTCGTTGTCTGGTCGAGATTCTGTAAGGAGGCAGGCTACAATGAAAATCAAACCAGGACTGTTACAGGTCATCAACAACAAGGCCGAGATCAACGATTTCGTGACTAATTCTTGGCGACCCTATGGGTTCATTGAGAATGAGTACGGGCTCTTGATTCCGGTCGACGACCGGGGCGCACCCCTGGTCACGAACGAGAGCGACCTGCGCGCCAATGCCTTCTTGAGTCGCGAGGAATGGCAGTCTCTCGACAACGTCGTCTACGGCATGGCGAAGCAGAAGCTCAACGCATGGGCCGATCTCGTCGCCGCCGGTCTGACGCGACCGAGCGACGTAGCGACCTGGTATACCAAGTGGGGTGTATCCAGTGAGCAGATCGGGGCAAACGTCACGATGGAGTTCGAGACCTTCCTGTCGCACGATCGTACCGACCGCAAGTGGTACGGCGTGCCTCTGCCGATCGTCTCGCGGTTCTACTCGATCGGGCGGCGCGAGCTCGCCAGCCTGCGCCGGGCAGGGCAGGCCATCGAATCGACCGAGGCGATGGAGGCAACCGGAGCCGTCGTTGAAAAGCTGGAGGATATTCTGCTAAACGGCTCGACCGACGTAACGATCGAGGGCGGCACTATCCCCGGATACACCACGCTGACCGGTCGTGAGACCGGGGCGGCGGCGGCTTACGGCGGCGGCGACTTTGGCACGATCTCCAATATCCACCCGACCTTTCGCGGGCTTCTGTCCGCTCTTGCGCTGACACGTTTCCGCGGGCCGTTTGTATGCTACCTCGCTC